TATTTAGGGGAGCGTTTAATTCAACTACATTCTATAAAGTAGGCGAAATTGTTAATTATCTTGGTATAATGTATAGTGCAAACATAAACATTGCTAGTGGACTAGCATTTGTAGCAAGTAGCTGGACCGCATTAACAGCAACAACGTCACACGTTGGTTACATTCCTAGTACACCGGAACAATTAGTAATTGGTGAAGGTATTTATACACCAGAGGGCGGCATAAGAGACTTTGCTAGACGATTTGACCAAGATAAACTTGGACAAGTATTAATTACTAGTACAAAAATACAAGGTAATGATAGTACAGGATCAAGAGCAGTTAATGTATACAGACAAGTTAACGGACAGTTTACTTTATCTCAAACAATTGAAGCTCCGTACTTAGATGTAAGCACAGACACACTTACTGGGTATGCTGACACAATATCAATTAGTGCAGACGGCACTATGATTGCTATAGGCGAACCTTATAACAACTCTGTTGCAACTGCCCAAGGTAAAGTGTATCTTTATAAGTTAACAGGCGGAACATTTGTACTATCACAAACATTGTACAGCCATAACAACGAAGTAGCAGAACAATTTGGTAGTGCAGTTAGCTTTGACGGCAATCAACTAGCAGTAACATCATTGCAAGGCGACATTGATACGCTAACAACATATGATACTGACACAACTTACTTTGATAATAAGTTTACTAACTTTAAAAATTCAATGATGGATAGTGGTGTTGTTTACGTTTATGAAAGAATTAATGAAACATTAGTATACGCTGAAGAGTTTATATTCGATGATTATTCGTCGATGGCATTTGGTAAAAACTTATTAGTAAGTAACAACCACGTGTATGCAAGCATGCCTAGAATGACAGACTACAATACCTATCAAGGTATGGTTGTTGATTACAGAAAAGTAATTGGTACAACTGCTTGGGTGACTCACAGAAGTCCATTAGATCAAGTTGATTTGTCTAATATAAAAAGTGCATTTTTGTATAACACTAAAACTAATACATTAATAGCAGACATTGATGTTATTGACCCTGTTCAGGGAAGAATACCAGGTGTAGCAGAACAAGAATTAAGTTTTAAAACATATTATGATCCAGCATCTTTTAATGTTGGCAATGATAGCGTAGTAGTTGACGCACTAGCAGGCTGGACAAAGCAAGCAGTGGGCAAACTGTGGTGGGATTTAAGTGCAGTTAAGTATTATAACTATTATCAAAATGATATTACTTACCAAACAAACTTTTGGGGAGAATTATTTCCAGGTACTTCTATAGACGTTTACGAATGGGTAGAAACAGAATTTCTTCCAAGTGAATGGGATACAATTGCTGATACAGAAGAAGGAATTGCAACTGGAATAAGCGGATTAAGTAAATATGGCGACACTGCATACAGTGAAGCACTAGTATGGGACGAAGTATCAGCAACGTCTAGAAAAACATATTACTACTGGGTGTTGAATAAGAAGACAACTCCAAATGTAGAGTCTAGGACAATGAGCGCACAGGCTGTACAAACGCTTATTAAAGATCCAGCAGGAGCAGGACACAAGTTTGTTGCACTTATGTCTAAAGATAGGTTTGCATTGTTTAATGTAGCTAACTTTATGACAGATAAGGATGTTGCACTTAACATTCGTTATTGGACTACGGCTAATAAGAATCAAAACATACACAACGAATATCAAATGATATCGCAAGGTGTTGCAAGTAGTAAGCCTAATAAAGATATTGAACGCAAATGGTTTGATAGTTTAATTGGTTACGATTCTAAAGACAGAATTATACCTGATCCAGCATTAAGTGTAAAAACAAAATACGGAATTCAAGACAGACCAAGACAGGGTATGTTTGTAAACCGGGCTGAAGCATTAAAGCAAATAATTGAAAGAACTAATGATATATTAGCAAAAACTATTATTGTTGACGAGTTTAATATTATTGATCTAGTAAAAAATGACCCAGCACCGAGTGCTAGTACACAACTTTATGATGCAGTAATTGATACTTATGAAGATATAGCATTTTTAGGAATTGCAAATAAAACAGTTCCAACACTTACGCCTACGGTAGTTGATGGAGAACTTAAACAAATTTTAATTACTGCATCTGGTAGGGGCTATATTGATTCTACTTATGTTAGCGGAACTAGAAAAGGTCCAAAGATTACTGTTACTGGTATAGGTACTGGAGCAGAAGTTGAATGTACTTTAAATGAATTAGGACAAATTGCAACAGTTACTATTGTTAACGCAGGTAAAGGTTATGATAATTCTACAGTACTTACAGTTAGAAACTTTACAGTACTAGTTAAGTCTGATATTAATGTTTCGAACAAATGGAGCATGTATCAGTTAGTTGCCGGCAAGTGGATAAGAAGTATTAGTCAACGATTTGATACAAACTTATACTGGAACTACAAAGACTGGTATGCTACTGGATACAACTCCTTTACTTCTGTAGTTAATTTAATTACTGCAAGCTATCAGTTAGATGGAATAGTTAACGACATTGGCGATACTGTAAAAATTGAAAATGTTGGATCGGGTGGATGGTTATTACTAGAAAAAATTAACAATGAAGTTGATGTTGATTATACTGTAAATTATAAAACAGTAGGAAAGCAAAATGCAACTATTGCGTTTACTGAGTCATTGTACAATGTAAACACAAGTAAAATTGGATTTGACAGCAACAACTATGATACAGTATTTTTTGATGCACAACCTGTTACTGAAACTAGAATAATACTTGAAACAATAAGAGATCATCTTTTTGTTGACAACTTAGAAGTAGAATATAATAACTTATTCTTAGCTAGTGTTAGGTATGCATTTAGTGAACAGCCAAATATTGACTGGGCATTTAAATCAAGTTTTGTAAAAGCACAACACAATTTAGGTGAACTTGCACAAAGAGTTACATTTAAAAATGACAATTTAGAAAGTTACCAAACTTATATAAACGAAGTTAAGCCATACAAAACTAAAGTTAGAGAGTATGTAAGTTCTTATAATAATACAGACCTTACACAATCAATAATATCAGACTTTGATTTACCGCCGAAGTATAGTATTGCAGACGGAAAAATTAAAGCTTCTAGTGCTAAGGCTTCAGACATTGCAGTGTACGGTGAACGGGCTGTATCTTCATATCCGGACAAGCATTGGTTTGATAATGTTGGATATCAAATTACAAGTGTTGAAATTGGTAATAAAGGGTCTGCATATAACTTACCTCCAGTAATTAGATTTGAAGGAGGCGGTGGCACAGGTGCTACAGCAACGGCATTCTTAAACAACGGCAAATTAAGCAAAATACAAGTATTAACTCCTGGTAGCGGGTACATTAGCGCACCGACTATTATAGTCGACGGCGGATTAAGCGACACTGGAACAATTGGCAACGCAACTGCAATTTTAGGTAATGGTGTAGTTAGAGGTACTAAAGTTTCGTTTAAATTCGATAGGGTAAGCGGACTACCTTACATTACTACATTAGCTACAACAGAAACATTTGTCGGAACTGGCAGTAAATTTAACTTTGATCTAAAATGGCCAATGGATAGAAAAACAACAAGCACAAGTGTTGTTGTTACTGGTGTTGAGCTATTAAGAAGTGAGTATGCATTTACTAATGTTAACGATGTTACTAAAGGATACACTAGAAGTGTTGGAAGAATAACATTTACTACCCCGCCTAAATTAGGCTCAGCAATAACTGTTACATATAACAAAGATACAAATTTGTTAGATGCACAAGATAGAATTAGTTTACTTTACAATCCTACTACAGGAATGGTAGGTAAAGACATTGCACAGTTAATGGATGGTATTGATTACGGTGGCGTTGAGATTAAGAGTTTTGGATTTGAAGGAAGTTCCGGTTTTGATACTGAGCCTTTCTTTACAGAAACGTTTGATACTTATGATAACACATACGAGGATTTAGTATTCCAGCTAGACGGATCAACTGCTACATTAACTTGGGACACTCCATTGTTAAGCGGAGTTACTTATAACGTATATAAAAATAATGTGCGAATTGATGACACTTATTACAATGATTCATCAATAGCAACTAATCCAAATGCTAAAATGCTTAGTATTATTGGAGATGGCGTACTAACTTCGTTAAATTTACAAGACAACGGTGTATCATCAGTAAGTGACGATACGTTTATTATTAGAAAAACTACAAGTGACGGTAGCTTTAAGCCAGACACAACATCATACGATACATTACTTGATGGCGGAACAACATTGTATGATACTGCTAAAGGTATTGATGCTTCGGAAATAGTTGTTGACGGCGACGGGTTTGTAACTCAGACTAATAGCAAAGGTCCTGAGGAGTTAGTTCCTGGACAAATATTAGATACTTTAGACTTACAAGTCGTCCATCGTCCAGTCGAAGGTGGCAGTACAATTTACAGTGATGTTCATTGGACAGACGGCACAACGGCTATATTCAAATTAGGCGGTCACCCAAACTCTGCAGATGCAGTATTTGTAAGACTTGACAATGTTAAAGTTGCACCAAGTTTATACACAGTTGATTATGCAACTAACACAGTTACATTTGCAACGGCTCCGACTACTAGACAACTGCTAAACACTATTGTTATGGGTGAAGCTGGCCAGAAGATACTAGATATTAACACGTTTAAAGGTGACGGCAGTACAATAGAATTTATTACTAAAGTAGAATTCCAATCAAACATGACACACTTTGTTAATATTAACGGAGTATTGCAAACAGTTACTATTTTCTCAGCAGGCGATGCTTATGGTATAGATAAAGGTTATACTGGAATTAGATTTAGTTCAGCGCCTGCACTTGACGCTGTAATTGATTTTGGATTATTTTATACTACAGGTACTAACTTTAGTCAAGTTGCAAACCAAACATTTGTTGCAGACGGAAGTACTACACAGTATACACTAGCAACTGCTCCAATAGGAAGCAATCCTGTTGCAAACCAGACTATAGTTAAAGTTGACGGTAGTATTTTAAATGCAGGCTACAGTGACAGACATGTTATTGGTGCTAACGTACTACAATACCAATTACAAAATTGGCAGTTAGGATTAAACACAATCCGCGGCGAAGATATTGAAGTTTATTTAGACGGTATTAAATTAGTTAGAAATATCCAATACAAATGGGATTCGGCTAATAACATAGTTAATGTAACAGCTAACGTAGCTACTGCTGGACAAATACTTGATGTATTTTTAGTAGCAGATGGTGCATATGCGTTTGGTTATATTGGAGTTGATCCAGATGATAGTTCGACTAAGTTTATAGCAACACCGGGCGTAATATACTTTGACACTGCTCCTGCACTTGATGTAACTGTTGAAGTAACAACATTTAGTAACCATGATATATTAGACATTGAAAGAATCAAATATAATGTTATTAGTCGTACTTCGATAGCAGAAGGAAATGTAGACTTCCAAGAGTATACTTTGCTAACCAATGGCTTTGTAAAATTACGCAAAGAAGTAAACGATGCAAGATATGTTTGGGTAATATTAAACGGAACACAGTTAACACCAGCAGTAGATTATTATGTAACTGAAGATAAGATGCATATTAAGATAGCAAGCACTATTAGTGCAAGTGATGTTGTTGAGTTAATACACTTTACTGCTCCGCCGACTAGCCAAAAGTTTGGATTTAGGCAATTTAAGGATATGCTAAACCGTGTTCACTATAAGCGCATGGACGAAACGAATAAGTATATGTTGAGTCAACCACTTAACTGGTTTGATTTAAGAATTGAACTTTTGGATGCAAGTGGGTTACCGACACCTAACAAGACTTCAAAAATACCAGGAGTGGTATTTATTAATGGTGAGAGAATTGAGTATTTTGTGAAACAAGGCAACACTTTGAGACAGTTACGCAGAGGAACGCTAGGAACAGGGGTTAACACCATCTATCCAGCTGGAACTTTAGCTATGGAGCAAAGCATTGGCCAAACAATTCCTTACAAAGACGAAACACTTACTCAAATACTTACAGCAGACGGTACGTCTACTGCATATGAGTTAGATTTTATACCTAACAATATAAATGAATTTGAAGTATTTGTAGCAGGAAAGCGTTTAAGGAAGAACGCAATAGCAATCTTTAACCCAACAGTTGACTTAGATAGTCCAGAGGGTGATGAAACTTCCGTAGCAGAGTTTAGTGTAGACGGTACTACTAGTACATTAACGCTTACAACTGCTCCTTTAGAGAATCAAAAGATTATTATAATAAGAAAACTAGGTAAACTTTGGACAGACGTCGGAACTAGCCTTGCTAACCAAGAAAATGACATTGCACGGTTCCTTCGAGCGAAAGTTACGGAGCTAGTCAAATAAATACACATAGCAGTGAGAGAACAAAATGACAGACAAATTAAATGACACATCAGGAATAAAGGTACAGGGACACATTAAGATTAGTGACCCTGCTACTGGCGAAGTATATGTTGACAAGCGTAACGCAATTCATTATGAAAACATGAGTCTTGCACTTGCGGAAAGTTTAGCAAATGCTGGCAAAGGAGCCATTTATGAAATGAGCTTTGGCAACGGAGGAACAAGTGTCGATCCAACAGGGATTATTACTTACTTAACTCCTAACTCAACAGGTACAAATGCTAGTTTGTATAATCAAACATTTACTAAAGTTGTAGATGATTTGAGTACAAACAACACAGATCCTGTTAGAAATAAATTAGAAACTAGACACGTAAGTGGTACTAACTACACAGACATAATTGTAACGTGTTTACTTGATTACGGCGAACCTTCCGGACAAGATGCATTTGATACTGCTACAGATGCAACTAGTACATATGTGTTTGACGAGTTAGGGTTAAAGAGCTACGATCCTAGTACAACAGGTAAGTTAATTACACATGTAATTTTCCACCCAGTACAAAAATCATTAAACAGACTTATACAAATTGATTATACTGTAAGAGTCCAAAGTTTGTCAGGAGCATAATTAGATGGCATATACTATTAACTTTACAGATTTTACAAACAAAGGTAGCATTACTGTTGAAGATAGCACTTTAAACGTACAAACTAGTTTAAAGTTTCCAGGCAGAAGTACTACAGCATACGGTACTGCTATTAATGAAAATTTCTTGCACTTACTAGAAAACTTTTCAAATACATCAGCACCTAGCAATCCTGTTGAAGGACAAATTTGGTATGATAATACACCAGGCAGTGAACAGTTAAAAGTATATGATGCAACGCAATGGGTAGCATCTGGTGGATTAAAGAAAGCACTAACATCACCAGAAGCGGCAAATAGCGTAGTTGGTGATTTGTGGGTCGATACAGACAATCAACAGTTATACTTATTTACAGGTTCAGGTTGGGTATTAGTAGGGCCGGAATTTAGTGGTGGTCTTAACACTGGCGCACAACCAGTTGAAATAGTTGGCCAAGACAATGTTGTTTACAATGCAGTACAAGTAGAAGTTGCGGCAAAGCCAGTTGCAATAATTTCAGCAGATGCGTTTACTCCTAAAGCAGTAATTAGTGGATTTACTACAATTAGTCCGGGCATTAACTTAACTACTACAAATATTACAGGTGATGGCGCTCCAAAGTTTGTTGGACCAGCTGATGTTGCAGAAAACTTATTAGTAGGAACTACTAAAGTACCTGCGGCAAACTTTTTAAGAAGTGATGCTGTAAGTACAACAAATTATCAAATAAAAATTAAAAACGATTCGGGATTATTGCTCGGAAGCGGAAATCAGCTTGCATTAGAAGTTGAAGGCGAAGCTGGAGTTATTACACATAACACTAGTGGTAGTAATATTGATATTAGAGTTAACAATGCTGGTACAACACAAACAGCAATTAGAATTGATTCAAATACAAACGTTGGAATTAACAACACTGCGCCTGCAGAAAGTTTAGATGTAACAGGAAACGTTAAATTAAGCGGAAACTTATTGGTAGACGGAACTACGTCTAGCACAAACTTTGGCAATGGTGCATTAATAGTAGCAGGAGGCGTTGGTATTGCTGGTAATTTAAACGTTGGCGGAACTTTTGAAGTTGACGGTATTTTAACTACACAAAACCAAGCACCTGATTCTCCTAACGTAAGAAACATTGGTAACTCGGCTAACAAATACTTAGGAATATATGCAACTACATTTAACGGAAACTTACTTGGTAACGTAACAGGTACAGTTAGTGGTAGAGCGGGCAGTGCAGATAAACTAGCCAGTAGTACAAACTTCCAAATGACTGGAGAAGTAGTTGCTAACCAGTTACTATTTGATGGACAAACAGGCGGTAGTACAAAAGTATTTACAACGTCAGTATCAAATGCATTTATTAGTAATAAAACAAGCACATCAAACACTGTATCAGATGACGAATTCTTGTTAAACAGAACAACAGGAACTACTGGACTTTATAGAGTTAGCAGAGATACTTTATTAGCTAGTGTTCCAACTAACCCAACAGGCGTACTAATGCCGTATGCTGGTAGAGTAGCACCTGCGCATTGGTTACTATGTGACGGTAGTGAAGTATTACAAGCAGATTATCCGTTTTTATACACATTAATTGGCTTTGATTATAAGCAAGCAGACCAACTTAGTGATAGCGGTGTGTTAAAATTTGCATTACCTGATTTAAGAGGTCGCGGAGCAGTTGGTCTAGATAACATGGGCGGATCGGCAGCAGGCAGAGTAACAGGACTAAGAGGTTCTGAGATTGGTAACAGTGCTGGTACACAAGATGTTACTATTGGACTTACTAACTTACCAGAACACGAACATGATTTAGTTGTTGAAGGAACACAATTTTACGCAATATTAGATGCGGCAAAGGGTGCAGAAAGTCCTGCTTCATCTATTACATATGACTCTCCAACAGGAAGTGGCCAAGGGCAGGCTGTTTCAACTAGTGGCGGAGTAGCAGGCAGTACGGGCACAGCAATAGATACTATGAATCCGTTTATGTCGATGAACTATATTATCTACACTGGAAACATATAAAATGAGCTATAAATTAAACAAAACAGACGGAACATTACTAGTAGATTTAATAGATGGGTCGATAGATACAGCTAGTACGTCACTTACTCTAGTAGGTAAAAACTATTCAGGGTTTGGCGAAGTTTTAAATGAAAACTACATTAAATTATTAGAAAGTTTTTCAAACTCAACTAGTCCACTTAATCCAATTCCTGGACAATGTTGGTGGGATACTTCAGAGGGAAGATTAAAAGTATATAACGGCACACAGTTTAATGCAGTAGGCGGACCGTTTGTAACGTCGGAACAACCTACAATGGTTGCTGGTGATTTATGGATTAACAACAACGCTGATCAAATGTACTTTTATGATGGTGCAGGCGATCCTACACTAGCAGGACCAGCATATTCGTCACAACAAGGTAAGTCGGGCTTTATAATAGTATCAAGACTTGATACACAGAGCAGAAATAGAACATGTGCTGACTTATATGTTGGCGGAACGTTAATGGCTGTAATGAGTGCTATTGAGTTTACTCCTGCAACAGCAATTACTGGTATAACCGGCAATGTTAAAAAAGGTATTAATGTTATTGATACTAATTCTTCAACAGGATTTACGTATCAAGGAGTTGCAGACAAAGCATTAAACTTAATCAAGGCAGATGGTACTTCTGTTAGTGCAGACAGTTTCCTTTCAGCAATAACAGACGGCAGCACAACTGGATCATTGCAAGTATTAAACTCCAACGGTATTACAGTAGGACCAAATGCTAACCAGATTATGAAAATAGTCGGTAATAGCTTTGTTACAGAAAATGCTAGAATTGATGATGACTACATTATTAAGGTTACAAGCTCTGCGGCTGGATCACAAGTTATTGATGCGTTACATATTGATGCATCAACTAAGCGTGTTGGTATATTCCAAGATACTCCGTTGCACACATTAGATGTAACAGGTGATATGCGTGTAACTGGCAATTTAATTGTTGAAGGTGCAAGCGCAAGTATTGATGTTTCTACATTAAGAGTTGAAGATAAGCAAATAGAGCTTGCTATTACAAGTGATAGTACATTACTAAATGATGCAGGCGTTGATGATGCAGGTATACTAGTTAGAGTAACTGGTGATGATAAGAGCTTTACTTGGAAAAATGCAACTAAAGCATGGACTTCGTCAGAGCACATGGACATTGTAACAGGCAAGACATATAAAATTGGCGGAACTGACGTATTATCAACAACTACATTAGCTAGTTCAGTAACAAGTGCAACAGGGTTAACAACAATTGGCACACTAGGTGCATTAAGTGTTGATAACATGAATTTAAATAACGCAACAATTACAACAACAGCACTTGGATTAACAATTACTAGTGCTGATACAATTACTATTAGCAATAGTAGAAAAATTACAGGTGTAGGTGCTCCTACAACTGGTGCAGATGTTGCAAATAAAACATATGTAGATGAACAAATTGCTGGATCTTCAATATCCTTTAGTATGGATATTACTAGTCTTAACGACACGCAAATTGCGTCAGTTATTAACGATCTAGTTCC